TTTTATACATAAATGCTTCCAGCCGTTATAAGTTACATCATTGATTTTTACCACACCATATTCCCATTTAATATTCGAATATTTTTCTTTGATATAACGTTCTAATTCTTTTTTGTATTTACTTGATACACTAGAATGAACATTTAATACATTCAAGTAAAATTGGCAAGTTTCACCAAGTTGTAATAACTCGTTTTCTTTATACATGATATTTTCTTCTAACCAACTGTAAAAATTATAACAATTATGATCATATTCTGGAAGATCATCATTGATCTTTATTCCAACTCGATTGTTTAATTTTTTTATCAATTCATCGTTTGAAATATGATGATACGTTGATTTCAATGTATCAATTGTAGAACCAGCAATTGCGACTATACTTTTTATATAATCAATATTACAATCAAAAAATTCACGATTTGAATTACAACGATATCTATCTAATATATAATGTACAATCTTTTCTAATAAATCCGAATTACTCGTCTTGAAATCAAGGATCGTTTCTATTTGTTTAACATTCCCTGTCTGTAATCCTTTTACACGATTATTAATATCTTTTGTTTTTCCAACTTTATAACCACCATCTGTTCTAATTATGTAAACGTGACCAGTTTTCTGTATTTCTTCATATGTTTTTTGTTTATAAAGATCTAATTCCCTTGCTGTTTCCTCTAACTTTTTTTCAAGATCGTACTTGCCTTTAAGACGGATTTGTTTAATTACATCAAATACCCATTTTTGAAATTGTTTTGCAATTGGTTTCCTTGAAATCATTAAAATTTTATATAAACCTTGTTCTTTTAACATATTAGTTTCTTGTTCTCTACCAAGAGAATCAGTGAGGTGCATACTATGCACCTCATCTTTATCAAAATCTCTTATAGTTGATTTAATATCTTTTATTTCAAGTAAATCTCCTATATCTTTTGCTTTGAACAATGGTTCTTCATAAGATCCATATACTTGTATATTCAATCCATTAAATTGTTTTACTAACAAGTTATTAATATTTGTATTACTAGTTTGATGTTGAATTTGATTATTTTCAAGTAATGTTATGGTATTTGCATTTGTCAATGTGGTTTCTATGTTCATATGTTGTATAATAAATAATATCTTTAAACTAAACCTTGTTCTTTTAACATATTAGTTTCTTGATTGTAACCACCTCTAGAATCTTTGTTTTTTTGCTCATCCGATCGGATGAGCAAAGTCTGCTCATCCATACGGATGAGCAGCTTTTGATAGTCTTTATTTTCAGTTGCAAATTTACCGTCATCCATTCTGATGACGGCTTTACTACCTGAATTTTGACCTTTCTCCGAAGGGAGAATGGTGATTTTATAGTCTTCATCTTTAGTAAAATTATTTTCTAATGTTCTTTTTGCATTACCTTTGTTAGCAAATCCAATCATCTCCAAAACTTCTTCTAAATTAATTGGATATTCGTTTGTTGGATGATAATTCATATACATGTACAAATTTGCAACATATAATTGATGTTCCTCTTCTGTGAAATGTTCCTTTAGTTTAGTAACAAACTTGTTATTATTGTTATCAAGTAATGTCAATGTATTTGTATTTCCGATGTTCATATGTTGTTAAATAATATCTTTAAACTAAAAACCAAGGCCGCCCCCAGTATGGGCACCCCTTAAGACTGATGAAGAACTGTATACTTGGTGACTTTAACTTTTTATACATAAATGCTTCCAGCCGTTATAAGTTACATCATTGATTTTTACCACACCATATTCCCATTTAATATTTGAATATTTTTCTTTTATATAACGTTCTAATTCTTTTTTGTATTTACTTGAAACACTAGAATGTATTTTAATCTTACCTAAATACAACTGACAAACTTCCCTAAGTTGTAATAACTCGTTTTCTTTATACATGATATTTTCTTCTAACCAATTGTAAAAATCATTATTTACTTGTCGATATTCATTAGTTTTAAGTTGAACTTCTCGGGGTTCTTTAACATCTATAAAGTAATAATTTAATAATATTTTCATAAATGTCTGACGCCAACTAAGATCTTCCCGCATTCTGGAAGGAAGTGTACGATCTATCTTATATTCATTCGAATCACCACTGGGATCATCTACAAATTTTGATGGGAAATCTATAACTCGAATACGTCTCCACAATGCTGCATCTTCCCCCTTAATTTCAGGAAGTTCATTACACGCCAAAAACAATTTGGCTTCTAAAACAAAACTGACAGCTTCTTGATATAACCCACGTGCTACAATTTCCTCACTACCAGTCAATTCTTTTAACAAACCAATATTAATTTTTTCACCATCTTCAGGTTCACTTAGGAATGCAAAACGTTTATGCATTAACTTTATCTTTTCAGAATTTGCCTCATTCGCGTTATTACGTTTACGTGTTAATAATGTAACTTCAACCTTTTCTCCAAACTCACCCATTGTTAATTTCATCAAGTTTAATAACTGACTTTTACCATTTGCACCAGAATCACCTATAAACATTAAAAAATTCGTATTTGGTATATCACCATTTAAACATTCGCTCATTTTTTTTAAAACATAATCCCTTACACCACGATTTGGTAAAACTTGTTCTAAAAACGTATAAACTTCTTTATTATCAGTTTCTGAATAATCATAATTTACAGTCAAGTTTACATAATCATCCTTTCGCGTAGTTCTAAATTTATTTTCCAATAAATCATATACACCATTTAAAAATGGTACCAAATGCTTTTTACTATTTAAATTTGTTATAAAGGCCTCATCGTTATAATACATTTTAGCACCTTTTATAATCTCTTCTTCAAAACCTGGCTTATACAATTTGTTAGTCAAACTTTTAATGTTTTTAACCAAATTATTACTAGTATCTCCACCCTGTTTCTCATAATGTGCTTTTATCATACTAAACTGATTTGATAACTTTACTATACGTTTACGTAATTCTAACGATTCCTTATCAGAACGCCATATAGATCCATTGAAATAATACCACATCCCACTTGTATATCTAAAATCAATCTCTAGTTTATGCAATAATTCACTAAGTTTTATGACTTTGTGACCATCTAACACTTGATTATATAATTTAGTCATTTCTTTATTTTTAAAGATTGCATTATCTAATTGTACATCACAACTAAATTCCTCCTCTCCATTGTAATAATTATTTTGAATATTGATATTAACTGTACCAGTGTTAACTAATTGATTATAATTCAGGAAAAAATTGTTCAAATGTTTATACTTGTCTGCTATCGGTATCAATGTATTTTTAGGAAATATACTTTTACATACCTTACACTTTAAACAATATCCATTATCACTAATTTGATGCTCAACGTGACATTCTGGACATTTTCCACTCATTTTCATCAATGAATTTTGACTCACATCACCTCTAAATACCATCTCGGTTTTATCAAATTTAATTTCCTCTATTGTTGTGTCAAAATTTTCAGTAATATAATCTTTACATTCCTTTATAGCTTTTTGAATCAACTCTTGTTCTACCTTATTAACCCGTAAACATTTCAATATTATTTCATTAAGTTCTTTGGGAAATGCATTAATCTTTATTTCATTGTGTTTAAAATCCTTACAATCTAAATCGTGACACTTTTGTTTTGAACTATATGTATCTATTACTATATATTGATGATTCGATTTGTGCTCCCTATCAATATTATGACAAAATTCATCATTTAATGCTACTATTATACAATTTAATACATGATCTATTAAAATTTCTCTTATGTCCTTTGTTCTGTATTTGTAATTTTTTCTAACAAAATGTCTTATTATATCACAATCACTACTATTTAATTCCTTTTGAATAGGTAAACGAGTCCCATTAACTGTATCTACGTCTACTACCTCTGTAAATTCAGTTTTAATTTCATCTATATCTTTATCTTTATCTTTATAGTACACCTTAAATTGTTCAGAATTAGTATCAATAACAACTGTTTTGTCATCTGTGTTGTTGCAAAGGTAACATACAAACGTTTCTTGAAATTCAAATGGATCACTCACTTCTGATATAACAAGTGGTCTATATTCCCCACTTTTACTACTTAAATATGTTCTAAATAATCCCTCTCTGTAAACTGATAAATCTACTATTTTATTTACAGTTAAATCTCTGAAAATATAGTCTGTAAATTTCTTTAATCCTTTTACATTTTTAAAATAAACATAATCTCCCCCCTTTTGTAAAATAACAATAACGTGATATGAACGTTTACTTTCATTATGAGATTCTAATACAATTGTTTTAACTGTATCTATATTATATGTATCTCTAAATATATCCTTTAATTTATCACATACAGAACATATCAAATTAATATGATTATTATACTCCTCAGGATTTTTATCCCTATATATTTCTATATCCATAAAATATTTAACTACAGCAGCTTCTTGTATAAACTCATAATAACTTGGAGCTCGTGTTTCAGTGTATTCATCACGTATTAGTTTTTCGAATGAACTATAACTTTTTAATATAAAAAATTTCTTGATATCAGTATTACACAGGATATCACCAGGTTTTAAATATTTTAAAGCAGTACTTTTTTTTGCAAATACTTTCATCTATTAATATTATAGTTTATTATCTTTAAAACGGGACGAAAACATAAAATGAGAAGTAGGAAGAACCATTTTTATATTTTATATTTTGTATATAATATAAAATTAATTATAAAATTCTCACTTCTTTATCTTCTTTATTTAATATTTCTTAGAAGATCGTTTAGGGGACTTTGATTTCTTAGACTTACGTTTAGGAGACTTTGATTTCTTAGACTTACGTTTAGGAGACTTTGATTTCTTAGACTTACGTTTAGGAGACTTTGATTTCTTAGACTTACGTTTAGGAGACTTTGATTTCTTAGACTTACGTCTAGGAGACTTTGATTTCTTAGGCTTTGACGATTGTGAAGATTTAGTAGAGCTTACCTTGGCTTTCTTGGACTTTCTCTTGGTAGATCGTTTTTTAGATTTACGTTTTGGAGACTTGACTTTCTTTGACTTTCTCTTGGTAGATCGTTTTTTAGATTTACGTTTTGGAGACTTGACTTTCTTTGACTTTCTCTTGGTAGATCGTTTCTTGGATTTACGTTTTGGAGATTTGACCTTCTTAGATGACTTTCTCTTGGTAGATCGTTTCTTGGATTTACGTTTTGGAGATTTGACTTTCTTGGACTTTCTCTTGGTAGATCGTTTTTTAGATTTACGTTTTGGAGATTTGACCTTTTTAGATGACTTTCTCTTGGTAGATCGTTTTTTAGATTTACGTTTTGGAGATTTGACCTTTTTAGATGACTTTCTCTTGGTAGATCGTTTTTTAGATTTACGTTTTGGAGACTTGACTTTCTTGGACTTTCTCTTGGTAGATCGTTTTTTAGATTTACGTTTTGGAGACTTGACTTTCTTGGACTTTCTCTTGGTAGATCGTTTTTTAGATTTACGTTTTGGAGACTTGACCTTCTTTGACTTTCTCTTAGTAGATCGTTTTTTGGATTTACGCTTAGCTCCTCCAGCTTGAGGAGAAGGTCCGGCTTGAACCTTTCCTTGTCCTGAACATTTTCCCTTTACACATCGTTCCCAAACATGTTTTGTACCCTTAAAGTTAACTTGATACATTTTACCGTTACGTCCCTTTCTCTTAGTACCTAATGATAAAGATTTAGGGGATCCAGCAGGGGCTCCTACTACTCGTTTCTTGTGAGATCTTGATTTCTTGTGAGATCTTGACTTCTTAGCACCACCCAACAAATTTGAGATAAAGTTTTCAATCATTGTTTTTATACTATAAGTAAATATTTTTTTTTCCCGTAATTCATTATTAAATGTTTAATTAACGCATTTTCTAAAATAATTAAACATTTTATGCAATAAATTTGATCCCTGTAAAAAATGAATATCCATTTCTTTTACTGTTATTTGTTCGTTTTATTGATTTTACTCCAATAAAAGTTTCTATTGTTTTTAAAAGTTCTTCCCTAAACGAAGTTTTAAAGTAATTCTTTTGTTTTACTAACTTGGAATTTATATTATTATCTTTAAGATATTTGTCAAAAACTGTTAAAATTTGCGATAAAGAAACCTCGTCATGTTCCGTTTTTGTTATGACCAAATATTTATCTATAAAATTCTTATAAACAGCACTATCAAAATATGTATCTACGTATAACCGTTTCATTCTAAATCCACAAAATCCAAACGTACTTCCTATATGTATATTACTTTTTGCATCATCTATATTAATTCTTTCACATGTCTTGTTGAATTTATATTTGACATATCTTTTTATATCTAACGTGTAAACATCCAAAAATTTTACGTTTGCTCGAATTTGTTTATTGAACCCGTGTTCTTTTAAATACTTTTCAAATTCCCTTTGAATACTTATTAATGTACATTTATAATTTTTATCACCGTTACTATCTATATCCATATTGGTTTCAAAAAAATCATCATACAATTCATTACATATAAATTCTTGGGGTAATTCTTTTTTAGAAATATTTTTAATAAAATCTATTATTAATTTAGGGTCTTCGCTTCCATTGTTTTTATCAAATAATTCAATAAAAAATTCTACTATATATATAAGATCACATGATTCTATGTTAAACCATTCGTTTTTATTTGTTATAAACGGATCTAACAACGCCTTAATACATTTCTCTATCAATTTATTATTTTTTGATTGATATGTAAACACATATTTGAAACCAGGATTACTACTCAAATGCCCATCTATTCTTTTCAAAATTTCCTCGGTAATACCTATTTTAGATACGCCTTGTACATTATCAGTCACTGCTACGTATAACCAATCTAATGAAATTTTTTTCGCCATCTGTTTTAATTCTTTATCCTTTTTTTTTACTAATAATTTTTGAGATTGCAAATCATTTTCCTTTAATTGTAATTGTTCTTCTTTTTCTTTTAGTTGTTTCTTTAATTCTGCCGATTCATTAAATATAATATCATCAAGAATATTTCCAGCCCATTTTCTAAACTTCTTTGCTACTTCTTTTTTGGAGTTGTAAAGTAAACGATAAACACCTCCGCTTGTTAAAAATATAATATCTGGATTTCCACTATTTGATGAGTACGTAGTACGTACTACCTTCTCATCTTCGTCAAAATTCATTATACTTGTTCTAATATTTACAATACCTAATACTTTACCAATATCAGATGCTTTGAAATAATATATATGTTTATCATCAATATTTTCTTTTAAAATAGATATAGGATTATTTTCAAATGCTCTTATTATACAATTATTATCTGTTTTTACTTCTTCTATCATTTGTATATGATGTGTAGGTTATATACTCTATTCTATTTTATTTTTAAATTAAAAACGCATTATTTTAAAAACATAACCTTTTGAATATATATTGCTTTATTTTTCCCATTCCAATTTGTCATTCTTGTAATTTCTTGATCTGTAAAGATTAAAAAACATCTTTTTTAAAGCAGAATAGTGAGGTTTTTCATCAAAATCTAGGTTTCTAACATATTTCAAAAATATCACAAATTCCTTTGGCATATCTTTACATAATACTTCAGGAGTCGTCGCAATTTTCTTTTCACCAATCAGTTTGTAACGCTCCTTTTTTTCCTTGTGTTTTATTCCCTGCCAAGGTAACTTACCCTTATACATGTATGTTAATATGTACGCTATAGATTCTAAATCGTCTTTTCTAGATTGCTCATGATTCATATGAGCTGCTATACTAGCATATCTAGCTGTTCCACAAAAACGTTTTTTATCAGAAAAATCTATATGATTTCCATTTCTCTTTAAATATTTTCTAGATAATCCAAAATCTATACAGTACAATTTTTGAGATTCTTTGTAACCTACAGCAAAATTATCAGGTTTAATATCTCTATGTATATAACCACAACTATGAACGTGCTTCATTATATCTATCATTGACATTGCTAATAAAATTATTGTTTTCATACCAAAATGTTTATGTTTGCCTAAAAGTGCTTCTAAACTTCCACCTAGTAAATCCATAACTATTATCTTTGTATCTTTACTTTGTACAATTTTCATATTTGCAATACCACGCTCAGGATTTGATATGTGTTTATATACTCTAGCTTCATCCATTAATGCCGGTAACCCATCACGATCTTTATTTTTTATAGGAATCTTTAGGGCAACCGTGTCACCTGTTGTTTTATGAACTGCTTCAAATACATTACCAAAAGACCCTGAACTTATATATCTAGTTATAGTGTATTTATTAACGGTTGTCCCAATTAGTTGCTTTAAATCTTTAACGTTTGATTCATCCATTAATTTTTACTAATATTAATAATGCAAGAAACAAACACAATATACAATTATTTACTTAATTTTTAAACTGTGTTTTAAAATTTTCAAAAAACTTTTTTATATTATCATGCTTTTGTTCAAAGTCTGTATATTTTCCAGCAAAATGACAAACTACCAGATTAGGATTATCTCTATATGACTGTGGATTATTTGTTGAAATACCACTTAGTAAATTCATTTCATGTAAAGATTTCGTTATTGTATGATAATTAAAAAAGGGCTGGTCTATACACCCTGCAGTTCGTTTACCAATTACATAATAATCTATAATATCATCTAATATAGTTTTAAACAACACCTTTATAACTTGACAATTTTTGAATAGTAGCACACCACTGTTAAATGCTGGGGTTTTGGGATCTATTTTTTTAAAATCAAATAAATTCCCTCCAAAATATGAAGAACCAATATCACATTCCCTAACCACATATAGTTTTTCATCTAAATCATTATTAAAAATTTTAGATAAACTATTTATTACAAGTATATCCGTGTCCAAGTATAAAATCTTTTGGTATTTGTTTATAAAAGGTGTATCAAAAATTAACAATCTTGAATATTTTGCCTCAACAATTGTATTTAAATCCATTTCATAAATTTTAATCGGTAAATTGTATTTTGATATAACATCGTTTATACTATTTGCAAAATCTGGATGTGTAAAAATAATAATATCAGTATTACTATCAATGTTACCAAAAGTATCCACCGATTCTAAAAATAAATCAACAAAATTTACAAATTGCTCATTGCAAAATACACAAATATAAACCAAATTAATGGACATTAAAGTTTGTATTATACAACTATATTAATCTACAGCTACGAACGTTTAAGAAAAAATTTAAACATTTGTTTATAAATCACAAATTATAAACAAATGGTTAAAAATTTACTAATTTTGTTTAGCTTATTAAATCCAATAGTATTTGCAAAAAGTACAGATGATTTTGGTATACATAAACATAAAGCTGGTATTGATGATGTAATTTCTGACGTAGGTCTCTTTAAAAGACGTAGAAATAAACCAGAAGACAATGTCACTCATACTGAAAATGAAACTGAACATAATCGTAGAGGTCGTAATAAAAACTTTAGACAAAAGGATAAGAAATCAAAGTCTACAAGTGCTACACCTACAATTAGTGCTACAACTAGTGCTACAACAAGTGTTACAACTACATCTACAGCTACAGCTACAGCTACATCTACAGCTACATCTACATCTACAAGTTCTACAACTAGTTCTACAGCTACTCAAACTGTTTAATTTCCCCAAAATCTTTTAGGGTAACATGTTCTATTACTCGGACCAATAACAGAATTGTCAAATGGAAAATTTCTCGTTAATGGAAAGTACGCTTCTCCTCTTATATCATAAGACATATTTCTTGTAGGGCATTCTGATCTACTCCTACATAAAGGGCATCTGCCACACCAACAATTATTACGAAATTGTTCTTGTGTAGTAGTTTGCAATTTGTATAAAGCCCATAAAATCAAAAATATAAACAATAAACGAAACATTATTTTATATACAATAAATACATAAAATAAAATTTTGTAAAATGAAAATTTAAGCAGGAACTGCGTCTGTTTGATGTTTTGCAAAAATAAAAGTGTTACCGATAAAAAGAGTTGGTTGCATATTATTATGAGCATCACCCCCGCCAGTAGAAGTAGTGTTTTCAGTTGGTCTGTTTGCTTCATCAGCTGAATTATCAACACCTCCACTAAAATTACCTTGTCCAGCAACACCTGAATAAGTATGAGTGTGAGCTGGCATTTCATCAACAGTTAAAGTATGTGTTTCTGCACCGACTTTTGCACCTAACGTTCTAGCAGTAAGATTATCGGTATTATCGTTATTTCTCCCTGTACCAATACCTCCTAAAACACGTCCTCTTGCATCTGGAAGGTTAAATGTTGTTGTACCATTTCCAGCACCAAAGTTAGTACCAATAACTGCCCATAAATCAGCATATGCTGTTCTTGAAATGGCTGAACCATCACATTTCAACCAACCCACGTGAGCATCTGATCTAACTGAAAATTTAATGTCTCCTATTTCTGGAGGAACTATTTTTACCCAATCAGCTTTTGCTGTCTTATAAACCCAAGCTGAACCGAAAATATGATCGTGATCTTTTGATTTTTGTTCTTTTAATGTCATATTATAATATTTATAAATATATTTTTTTTTTCTAAATTGTATTTTTTATCACGATGAAAATAATTGGTCGGGGATTTCAAGCGTTAAACACTATGTACGTTTTTTTACAGTTTATTGTTTATTGTTTATTGTTTATTGTTTTTATGATCGGTAAATAAAGTTGTTATCAACATTTGGAAATTTTTCATGTATTCTGTCTTATTACATACCAAGCCACTATTAAATTTTGAACGCGTTTGAGTTTTAAGACTATCCCAAAACATTACATCATCAATTTTCTCAACAAACCCAGATATCCTTTCTATTAAATTATCATTTTCACTTATAATATATTCTTCCAAACCACTGTTTTTCAAAATACTACAAGATACATTTTGAGCATGAAAATAATATTTGTTATCATAAATAGAAAATACTGGTACACCCATATACAATGCCTCACAAGTTGTTGTTGTTCCAGAGTACGGAAATGTATCAATCGCAATATCAATGTCATTATATGTTAATAAATGATCATCGTGTGTTATTGTACATTCCAAAACACGAATTCTATTTTGAACACTTTTGTCAAAACGTTTAATAAAATTTTCCCTTATTTTTTTATTTATCAACGCCTTTGTTTTCAAAATTAAACGCGTCTGTGGGACTCCAAGTAAAACTTTATTGAATAAATCGACTACTCCTTCTGTAATTTTATTAATTCTATTAAAACACCCAATATTTATAAACCCATCACGCTCACGTAATTTTATTTCGTGAAGTGATTTATTACCTTGACCATTATTACTAATCACAGTAGGATCATAGCACAAAAAACAATTTTTCAAAGCTACTAAACGTTCTGTATAAAATTTTTGAGAAACAGATAAATCTCCATCGCATACGTTATCAGTAATACGATAATTCATTTCATTCAACCCAGTTGTAAATGGATATCCAATATAAGTAATTTGAATAGGACTTGGTTTTAGAGCAAAAACATCCAATCTATTAAATGCTGTATGACCAGCTAAATCAAACAACACATGAACCTTGTCTTTGTAAATAACATCAGCTGCTTGTTGACCAGATAAGTTTTTAATTGTCGTAAATCTTAAATTATCGTTGTAAAGTCCAGTATTTATAATACATTCAGAATAACAAGTTACATTAAAACGTGTATTGTCAAACTTTTTCAAAAATGTACTTATAAAAAAACTAACAGGATGATCAACAAAATCACCCGATATAATACCTATATTTATTTTTTCTGTATTGTAAAAATCCCCGCCAAATTTATATATTGGATTATTACCCACACCCTTGTATAATTTATTCACTAAACGATGTTGATTTGTTATATACATCTTATCCTCTAATTGATCAAAAAGATAATTTAAGTTCATAATCTTGTTTTGAAATGGTAAATTAAACTTTGGACATGTCTGTAATGATTTATTATAACACTCAACTGATTTATGATTGTCACCATTATAAGAATGCATATGACCTAAATTTAAATACAACTCGGATAATAGGAACGTGTGGTCAGTTGATACAAAAGCTCGTTTGTAATTTTTAATTGCCATATTATAAGCCGTTTCTGCCAAATCTGTTCTACGCATTTCTGTATACACCACACCCAACTGATTTTGAATATCTGGATCTAAACCATCTATCCGTTCAGCTTTTAACAAATAATGCAAAGCTTCTGGCCATTGTTTTAATGCACGAAAAATACTAGATATACCATTGTAATCATTTATACGTAATCTTCTATATTCCTCCTTTAATTCATTAGTATCTTGTTTGATATTATCCATTAAATGTATAGATAACTTGTAATGAATCAAACTTGCATCTAAACGATTCAATCTTTGATGTATATACCCTAAATTATAATGAATTGTCGGATTATCTGGTACATATATTAACGCTTCATTCATATAACTTAAACAAGTATTCAAATCACCTGCAAATAAACTCATATACGTGTATATACTAGTAATTTGTTTTAAAGCTAGGTCATCCTCAAAACGAACACGTAAAATCATTACAAAACAATTAAGAGCTTCTCTAAACATTGTCTCCAATTCTTTAGAAAATATTTCGATGTTTTTATTTCTATTAGCCTCATTTTGTCTACGTAAATCAATATCTCCTTGCATTTCTGTCTCAACATAACTTTTATATAATGTTCCAAGTGTAAAATAACTTTCACAAAAAATATTTTGGGGTACCTCCGGATTACTATCAAGTAATAAATAATCTCGCAAATCCAACTTATTAAGAAAATTTCGAATTATATCAATTGCCTCTAAACGATATTTTTTAACCTTGGATTGATCATTTGTTTCAATAGAAGCCGAAATTTTTGCATTAGCAATTTCCAACACTTTTCTATAATTTTTTTTAACCCACTTTTTTGAATTTAAATCATTATCTAATTTTTTTACCCCTTTAGTTGACATAATAATACAATTAAGAATTTTAACTTTAAATCGTGATAAATTTAACCAAAACTTAATTTGTACAGTATTAATAAATGAATGAATACAATTTTAATAATTATGACATAAACACATCAGAATTCACGCTTGATGGAAGTTTTATACCAGGACGTTTAGTAGATATTATAGATGGTGATAGCCTTGTAATTATTCTACCAGTTTTTAATTCATACTACAAATATCATGTACGGATAAATGGAATAGATACTTGTGAAATGAAAAGTAAAAATCAAGACAATAAAATACTTGCCCTAAAAGCACGATTAGAACTATTATGTTTAATAACGCAAGACACAAAACAAGACACAAAACAAGACACGAAGCAAGAATATGATATAAATATAACTAGAACAGATATCAAACGAATATTAAACGAATCTGTTTTCATAGTATATTTAGAATGCAAAGACTTTGATAAATATGGAAGATTACTCGCTGATGTATATACTGATAATACCAAATCAATTATGTTGTCTCAATATTTACTCGACAAACATTTAGCTTACCCTTATACTGGAGCCACAAAACTTAAGGAAACTGAACAAGTTGATATAATGTTATAAAATTTTTTAACAATTATTTACAATCATTTACAATCATTTACATATACGTTAAAATGATGAGTAAAAAATGATTTTTAAAACTAGTATGTTTAGAGAAAGATTATATAATAGTACAAAATCAAGTCATAAAGTGGTAGATACACATAAATTTGTAAATTTAATTAGAACCAACAAGGATGCTGGAGAAATGTATATCAATATGAATAAAATGTGTATAAAATATATTCAAAGTGAAATACAAAGACGTTTGGAAGACGATAGATCAGAATGGGAACCTTTTAGATCGTTATTTAGTAAATTATACAAGGATATAAACGTCTCTTATTACATATCATCAAATATGAATAAATTATTAAATCGTTGTAAGGAACACCCTTTAGAACATGGATATATGTTTATTTTAGGTTTGTTATTTGGAGGAAAATTATTATCTAAATATTTACCAGATCATATAGATTTTTTAACATATAACAATTCAAAGGAATTGATAAATGAATTCAAAGATTATTTAGATAATAATGTTGTAGACGAGGACAAATTTATAAATATTGTAAATGACAGTTATAAATTAATTAGTGAAATATTTGATGAATTTCATATAAATATAGAAAGTTAAAATAACCAATTTGCAATTTAGTTTTATTGAAGTTAGCAAATATTTAAAATAATTCAAAGGAAAATTCTTAATAAAAGCTAGATACAGTTTTGTAAACTAGAAATTTTTAAAGAATATACAATTAAAAAAATTAAACTATACCGTATGGTTTCAAAAATTTATGTAAATGAATTAATCATTATGAATTATACCATTTGCGATAATATTATTTTTTTGAATTAAATTCAATTTTTTCATTTCAAGTTTTGCAGTGTTCATTTGTTTTTGTTCTGTAGTGTTCATTTGTTAAAGTGTATTTTTATTATGTTTTTGAATTAAATTCAATTTTTTATTTATTTGTATTCTTGCTTCACTATTTATTTAAATTTTACATACATCTTCGTTTTCAATTGCATTGATAAATTCCAATAATTTTGGATTGACTGTTATTTTTTTTGGATTAAATGACTTAAGATATAATCCAGATAATGATCTTACTCTGCTCAAAGCAACGTATACCATATGATTACAAAAACAATCAGCCAAATCTAAAACAGCATTATCCAATGATAAACTTTGTGATTTATGAATTGTAATACTATAAGATAACATAAGTGGAATTTGTTGAAGAACAACTCTTGCATTGTCAAGTTCAATTTCCCACTCTACCCTGTTTATAATTTGTGTAACTCCATTATCGAATTTTACTTTAACACCATCTGTAAACAAATCTTCAACTGTCCCTATCGAACCATTCACTAAACCATTTTCCACATCCAAATTTTTAATCAATAGTACACGACAACCCTTTCTTAAGGCTACTGTTTCAATTCCTCGTTGTGAAAATTGATTTTGTAATTCTTTTTGTAATAATTCACACGTATCTTTGTCACCAGTTTTTATACAAACTGTCTCATAATATGATTCTGGTGAATTTATAGATGCCAATCTTTCTGTGTTAATTTGTTGAGCTTTCCAATTACTACTAACTAAATGAACAACTTCACCCTTTTGTTGTCCTCGTTTTAATAAACGTTCAAGTAAACTTGACACATCAGCATCAGTTTGTTCTGCACGTCTTATTCTCATTAAAATATCAATATACTTGTTATCTGAACGTTGACGGAAATTTTCTTTTAAAACAACCGTTGATTTGCTAAACATCTTTTTAAAAAGTTCACTTTCAATAATAAAACGGTTATCTGCATTTGGATTTGAAAAAATTGTCTCCAATTGTAGAAAATCACCTGTTAAAATCAATTGTATACCACCAAAAGGTAATCTTGATTTACGAAGTGTTTGAAAAATAACATTGATTTTTTCAAAGATAGAAGCAGACATCATACTAATTTCATCAATTACAAGTATATCAGTCCTACGAATACGATCCTTGATACCAATTTTATATCGGAGACGTTTTAATAAAACATCAATTGAAGCATCACCTGTACCAATACCCATAAAACTATTGATAGTTATTCCACCAATATTGTAAGCTGAAATACCAGTAGTAGATGTTATATACATTGTTTTAGTTTCGTTATTTCTTTTTACATACTTGTAAAATTCTTTTACTAATCTAGTTTTCCCAGTACCTGCACTACCCAAAATCAACATAGATTTACCAGATCTAAATTTTGAAAATGCATTTCTTTGCGTATCCGATAACTCTAAATCATATTCTGTAGGAATATTCATTCCTGTTTCACGATTATGATCAATCAATAAATCACGAATTTTGTCCAACATACTATCAGCAAAATCAGCATCGTTTTCATTTTTTGTTTGGTTATATAATGACATCTTATTGCAACATGTAATTCTTTTATTTATTATTCATTTTTTTATGATTAATAAAAATTTACCACAAATTAACTAACATACACACCATTGGATAGCAGTATCCATGACCCTTGACTATTATTACTTTGTGCATCAAACATCAATTGTGCACTTTGCCCTTGACGTTTAAATGTAATCCTTGTAGCTTGAGCTGATGTATTTAATGGATTAGGAGTAATCAATTTATTAGCTCCAAAGAATACTGTATGAGAACATCCAACACCCATAGAACTACATACTAAAATTTTTAAAGTACCATCTGGTATATTAGCACTATTACTAGGCATAGTACCAGAAGAACTAGTATAATTAACACCAGAAACAGAAAATAATGAAACAATAAAAGACGTACTGGGATTTCTTGTTGGTAAAATACCAGAAGAAAGCGTATATCTTTCAAAAGTATAAGCTAAAGAAGATGACAAAGTAACATTTGAAAAGTTTGCAGAAACGGTATTACTCAAATTGGTAAATCTACCAGATTGTGCCGTATTTACACCAATAGGTGTTCCATTTATAGTACCTCCAGATATTTGAAAATTACTACCAATAATAGCATTTGACCCTGCTGTAATATTACCATCTAATATAAATCCAGATATTCGACTCGTAAAAACTTTATTTACTTCTATATCACTTAGGTCACCTGTTACAATATTATTACTTATTGTAGCGTTTTTATAATATGTCCATCTTTCCGTGTTGTTTTTAAAACCAAAAAACCCAGTTTTATAACCTAATGTACCAGATGTTAAATTAACATTTCCTGATGTAGTCCAATAATTAACCTGAATACCTACATCTTTTCCCTGGTAAGTTGTTAAATTACTTTTAACAGATCCATTGTCAAGACCACTTGATGTTATACCACTAGAATAAATTACAACAAATGAAGTAGAATCAACGATTTGATTAATTGTATAAGTCCCATCAATACTAGGTTTACTATTGGTATTTCTAATGGTTACATCATCACCTACAACCAAGTTGTGTTGTGTAGTTGTTGTTATTTTAACATTTCCAACTGTACTATAATTATCAACTCTTGAAATATTTAAAACTTGTGATGTACCAAGTGGTAAAATATAGGTATTAATATCAAAATCTTTATCTACTGCTGCACTAATAGTACCTATAATATTTACATTACCAGAAATTGTAAAATTCGTCGTATTAATACTTATTCCATTATAACCATTCAACATTAACTCTTGACCATTACTAACTATGCTATTTTCAGTAGATCCAAATGCTAAATATGTATGTGTAGGTACTAATACACTACCAGATGAAGTTTTAGGATACATTTCTATATTAC